CTATCGGCCAGAGTGGTATAATGACAGAGTAATGGAGACTTATATTTCCGCTCCTATCGTCGACAAACAGAACGATAAAATTAAAACAGAGACAATTAAAGAAGCCATGGATTTCTATATGAAATATGGCGTTTATTCATACAAGCATGAGGAGATGCCAGTAGGCTTACCTCTTGCATACAAGGTAAAAGACGGTAAAGTCAAAATACGTGTAGGCATACACAACAGACTTCCTATGCATGATAGAGTATGGGAAGAGATGCAGATATACGGTGACAAGGGCGGTTCATCTATTAGGGGTGAAGCTGAGAAGCAAGAGAAGGTTTGCGAAGGAGACGTCTGCCACAACAACATCTCCGAGTTGTCTCTTTGGTCCGTGTCATGGGTTGGTAACAAGCCTGCTAACCCAGAGGCTACTGTAACCGCAGTAGCAGCAGCAAAAGCAGAAGAACCTGTAAAGGTGACAAAGCAAGTAACACTAGATGAGATAGAAGGCATGGTAGAAAAGATAATAGAACGCAAGAATGGCGAGTATTGTCTATATGCTAAAAAGGATAGAAAGTTACTAGGATGTCACAAGACAAGAGCAGGTGCAGTAAATCAAGAACGCGCAATACAAGCTAGAAGATTTAGTAAAATGAATCAAGATTTAGATGAGATATTGGCTGTATTGAAAAAGAAACCATGTTGGGACGGCTATGAAATGGTAGGATTCAAGTATGAGGGTGGTAAGAAAACACCTAACTGTGTTCCTCAAAAGAAAAGCCGACATCCACAGACACCTGCGAAACCAAGTGAGAGAAGAACAGGTAGTACTAGAAATCCAAAGGGCACAGCTAGTGGAGAGCGTGGTGGAATAAAATTAAGTGAAGCAAATATTAAAACATTAGAAGGTTATCGAGACAAACACAACAAAAAAGTTGGTAACGCTAAAGGGAAAAAGGCTAATCTTGGAGCATTGAAAGCAGTGTTCCGTAGGGGCGCAGGCGCATTTTCGACCAGCCATCGCCCTAGTGTTCGTAGCCGAGACCAGTGGGCATTAGGTCGTGTTAAAGCATTTTTAAAACTACTAAGCTCAGGTAGGCCCGCAAATCCGAAGTACACCACGGATTACGACTTATTGCCCGCAGGTCATCCCAAGTCTACAAAAAAAGCAGAAGACAAAAGAATTAAAGTAAAACCACCTAAAGGTTATCACTGGATGCAGACTACAGATGGTCCAGTATTGATGGAGGGCGATTACGAACCGCATGATGGGGCTGTAGAGTTCTTTGAGTTTTCAGTATTAGAAAGCCACAAGGATGAAAGAATTGTAAAGGCAGAGTATCAGGGTAAGAAAGTAGAATTAAACAAACCACGTAGGCTTTCTGGTGAAAACAAGAAGTTTGGTGTATATGTAAAGAATGATAAGGGCAACATTGTGCAGGTTAAGTTTGGCGACCCTAAGCTAGATATAAAGCGCGATGACCCAGAAAGGCGTAGAAACTTTAGAGCCAGACACAACTGTGACAATCCAGGCCCAAAACATAAAGCAAGATACTGGTCTTGTAAAATGTGGAGTGCAAAAAATGTGTCAGATATACTTGCGAAAAGCAATGAACATTTAGATGAGATAATAGATATAATAAAAGCACCTAAAAAAAAACCTAAAGGTAGAAAAAGAAGAAGTGCTACTAGATTTGGTAAGAATCCTAGCTCTTTACAATGGAAAAATTGTGTACAAAATGCAAGAAATTTAAAAACATATTACGGAGTGCCAATGGCAGAAAACCCTGAGAGGTTTTGCGGAGGTCTTTGGTATGACTATGGTAAGTTTGGTCACCAAGATAGTGGAGGAGACAAAGAACCAGACCCACCTTACAAACACGCACCAGGAATGGGAGGTAAAGACCCAGGCAAAATTCAAAATAGGAGTGGATTAAAGTTTAGAAGGGCCATGTTTTCAAATCCAACTTATTGGCGTAGAGCAAGGGGTAGAATGTTGACTCCTAAAAACATTGCAAGGCTAATGAGCGGTAAAGGAAAGAAGTAGTTTCCGGAAATATTCAGTTACTTATATACCCTTTTGTACATAAACAAATATGAAAGATTGCACTTGTAGCGGTGACCACGCAAAGTCTGTCGACGAAGAAATCGTTGAATCAGAGGATGTAGAAATTGTCGCTGGATTAGATGAGCCAGTAGAAGTCGATAAGGAAGAAGCAGTCCTAAAAGATATGGAAGCTACTCTTATGAAACTTAAAGAAGTAATTAATTACTTAAGTGAAAAAGAAGAAGAAAAAATGGACCATGAGGATAAGAAAATGGACCACAAAGATGAAAAAATGGACCATGAAAAAGGCGAAGAAGAGAAAGCCGAACACGAAGATAAAGAAGACGAGGAAGAAGAGGAAGAAGAAGAAGAAAAAATGATGGACGACAAGAAGCCTAAGAAAAAGGACGACATCGATGAACTCTACAAAGCCGTCACAACATTAAAGAAACACGGTATTGGTGTATACACAGGTAGAAAAGCTACCCCAGCACCAGCCACTGAAGCTCCTACAGAAGAGAAAACTATTGACTGGATGAACGTATCTAAGTCTTGGGAAGAACTTGATGAATTAACAGGAGGTAACTAAATATGGCAGGAATAAGTTTTGAAGAATATGTAAACGCCTATTATGGCGGAACACTTGGAATATCCAAGAGGTACGGAATTAGGAAAGACGATTTAATCGACAGCAGCAATCCTGCTGGAGCTTACAACACAATGTTTGGAGCTAAGGTTTTCAATCAGTTGAATACTAAGTCAGAAGTTTTTAAACTTTTGAAGAAAGAAGCATGGACCCAATCTGGTTGGAGGGTACTAACCGCACGACACGAGACAACCGCTGGTGTAGGCGAAGGTGGAGATTTCCCACTAAGTGACCACCCAGAGATTACTGAAGTAACTGCAACTCTAAAAGAAGTAGTAACTCCATGGAGAATGACTTCTAAAGCAGAAATTTTAGCAGAATCTGATGACGGTCTAGGCAATCTAGCAGCTTTCATGAGAAGAGAACAAGGTGAAGCACACGCTTTCGCTATTGATGATATGCTATTAGCTACTGTTGACACTGTTGCAGGTAACAACTTTGAATCTTTGGACAGAGTAACTACTGATGTAGCAGCAAGACCTCACATTGCAAACTTAGCAACTGACTTAGATATGTATGACATTACAAGAGACGGTACAAGCGCAAACGCATGGGCAGAAGGAAACTGTGTTTTAGCAACTCCCGGAAGTCCAGGTCACGGAGCTTTGGCATTATCTGACTTAGATGACCTAATTCAAGAAGCATTAGAAAACGGAGTTGACTATGCAAACTTAATTATGTTAACAGGTCACGATACATATCAGAACCTAAAACAATTAATGCAAACATTGTCTGGTGCAAATTTCAGATATGATTTAGCACAAGGTGGCGGTGGAAACCTAAACGGTGTAGCTGGAGAAAAAGGTTTGAATTTCGATTCACGTGTTGGTTCTTATGATGGAATACCAATTTTCATTTCACAACACGTAGAAAAAGATACAACTTCCAGAATACACTTGTTGGATATGGAAAACTTAGCAATGAGAATTGCAGCACCAACTACTTATGTTGATAATACCAACTTGGCTATCAGACAAAAACTAAGTAGAGAGTACGCATTCATCACTGCTGGTGAATTAATTGTATATAAGTTTAATACGCAAGGTAGTGTCAGAAACTTGAACGCTTAATGTTAGTAGGAGGGCTTAATATATGGTCAAAGTTACTAACAAAACAGACGGGGTTCTTACTAGGAGGCATCCTTCTGGGACGATACTCAAATGGGCTCCTCGTCAAAGTAAAGAAATCACAAGCGAAAGGGTCCTTGCAGAAGTATCTAAACAAGAATGCTTTGAAGTTACCGAATCTGCTGTTGAGAACAAGGTTGGAGCAGGGGTTAAGACACACGTCAAGCCTACTAAGCCTAGGGGCAGACCTCCTAAAGCAGCCAAAAAAGAAGTAGCTAAACCTAAGAAAGGACTTAAGTCCAAGAAAGGGAAGGCTGACTAATGGCTTCAACAGTAGTCAGAGTAAACAAGCGACAAGACAGAACTCGTACAGCAGCAACGTTCTCAAATACG